AGGTGTGAAGAGTATATCAGAATCTATGGTCAACCAAACGTCATAATTTAGGGTGCCACCGAATGGCACCTGGTCGGCACCCCTTAGTACATCGAGACCTAGTGTTTTCATACGTGAGTATGTTACGTAGCTCGAATATTCATTTGTGACTACAATTTCATACCCCCTCTTGTTTAGGGTCATTACAGTTTGGGTCCAGTTCATGAGAAACGAACCCGAGAAAGTTCTACCCGGGAGAGCTAGAACAACCTTCATTCTTATTTAAACATGTAAAACTTTAAGCACCTCCTTGACGGCTGGGTGCCGAACAATATCATCGTGGGTCATTTTAACATGTTCGAGATATTTGAGATCAAAGAGTTGCATTTTGTAGATAAGTTCGGAAAGACCATTTTCAGTCGCGAGGTCGGATTGCTCTAAGTCCCCGGTGACTATGAGTCTGGTCCCTAGTCCAACCCTAGTCAATAACATTAACATTTGGTTTGGTGTACTATTTTGCATCTCATCTGCGATGATGAGGGTATTGTTGAACGTCCTTCCCCTCATGTATCCAAGGGGTTCGATACTAATGCAACGATCCATTTGATTATAGGTGAAATATTGTTCGAAGATGTCATACATTGGTCGTGTCCATGGTTCCATTTTTTGATTCATATCCCCGGGGAGGTAGCCCATATCCTCGTCGGCTGCCACAATGGGTCGTGTGAGAACAACCTTCCCACGTGGTTGCTTACGAATATGCTCAGCTGCGACGTGGCATGCGAGCATTGTCTTCCCTGAACCCGCTGGACCGGTTCCAACAATAATTGGTTTACCAGAATTGAGGGCGATCATATATTTACACTGCCCAGCAGTCTTTGGGAGATTCATATATTATTTAAAGATTTTTTCCTTAATATAATTTAAATGGAGTACATTCTTTTAAAATATATTCCTAGTCAGACATATTTAAGTTTAGTAGATCCAGTAGGGAAATCTCGGTTTGTTTGTTTTTCTGAAAAACTCGTGGCTGGCAACTGTATAAAATATGTATCAAATTTCAAATTTAGGTATGGCGTCTGGCCAATTCTCGATATGTCTGAAAACCGAAGAAAAGTTGAACCAGTGCTAAATGGAATTATTGAAACTCCAAATGATATCGAAAAAGAAATGGAACTTCACCATTTTGTTTACGATGACATTGACAAAATGTCGATGCGTTCAAATGTATCATTTTACTGTATATTAGATTTCAACACTTTAACGAATAATGGTGAAGAGATGATCGCCATGACGGGACAGGAGATGGATGGTCATGCAGACGACTACATGTATAGAAGGGTGTTAAATGATAGCTTAAACATTACGTAATAATTAACAATAATGTGTGGTATTATAGCCCTTTTTGGCGAAGAAGTTGAGATATCCTCACATCTTCTTAATCACAGGGGGCCCGATGATTATAAAAGCCAAACACTTGGTAAATGTCGTATGGACTTTTACAGGTTGGCTATCAACGACCTCACACCCGCGGGTATGCAACCCTTCCACCGAGGTGAACACATGCTCGTGTGTAATGGAGAGATTTACAACCATCACGATTTTCCAAAGATGCCTGGATCGAGTCGGAGCGATTGTGAGGTCATAATACCTCTCATTCAATATCATGGTATCGAAAAGGCTCTTAATCTAATGAATGGTGATTTCGCCTTTGTGTATACAGACGGTAAACGTGTTATGGCTGCGCGAGATCCCGTTGGCGTGAGACCACTTTTCTACACCCGTTACGGACCTGGTTCAATCGCGTTTGCGAGTGAAGTTAAAGCGTTGCTTTTTTTAAACTCGAAGATTGATATATTTCCACCTGGACATTTCTACGATTCCTACTTTGACAACTTTGTATGCTATCACACGGGATACTGGAGAGTTCATAAGTACATCAAGAATGGATTCATTCCACAACTCCGTGAAACGTTTGAAGAAGCTGTACACAAACGCATAGAAAACACAGAGCGTGATATAGGATTTCTACTTTCGGGTGGTTTAGATAGTAGCCTCATCGCGTCGATTGCTACACGGAAGTTGGGTAAGATCAAGACCTTTTCTATCGGCCTTGAGGGAAGTCCAGACCTGGAAGCCGCTCGAACTGTATCCAAATACCTAAACACGGAACATACAGAGGTCACTTTCACACCCGAGGAAGGTATCGCGGCACTGGTACCGGTCATAAAATCCCTAGAATCCTATGACACCACTACAGTGAGGGCAAGTACACCAATGTGGCTGCTATGCAAGTACATCAAAGATAATACCAACTGTAGGTACATCTTTTCAGGGGAGGGGAGTGATGAACTATTGGGGGGCTACCTCTACTTCCATAACGCACCAAATGTTGACGAATTCGCTTGTGAAAATATGCGACGTCTCCGTTTGATTCATCAGTTTGATGGGTTAAGGGCTGATAGGTGTGCGGGCGCCCACGGTTTGGATTTGATTGTTCCATTTTTAGACAAAGAATTCATCGATTTCTGTATGACTATAAATCAAACTGAAAAGATGGGTGGCATTGAAAAAAGGATATTACGGGAGGCCTTCGAGGGATACCTCCCCGATGATATTTTATGGAGACAGAAGGATGGTATGAGTGACGCGGTTGGTACGAATTGGGTAGATGAAATCAAAATGTACACAAATAGAGAGATTTCCGACGATATTTACAAACATACTATATGGTCTGTGGAGGTTTTTGGGTTTAGGAATGTACCACTATCCAAAGAGGAGGCATTTTATAGAACTACATTTTGGGACATCTACGGAAAGGATAACGATCACCTGATATCCGAGATATGGCGTCCCAAATGGACTAAAATAACAGATCCAAGTGCGCGTTTACTTATAGAAAAGAATCCCAATTAATATAAATGGTCAATTTTGTCAAGGAGTTTGATTGTAAAGATGAAAAGCATGTTATGTGGTTGAAAAAGGTTGGCTCCGCTATGGCAAAAACCACTACTGGTGAAAAAGTTGATATCATTGGCATTGTGAACGATAACCCCATTAGAGGTAATCCAACGATGAATAATCCCATGGACTGGGCGTATATTCATTTTCAGTTGGCCATGAAATATACAAATGCAGTTTTAAACCAGGACGCCTTTATCCCTGGATCCAAATAAATTATACTCCTCAAGTGTAAAGTCTTGTGGTTCTGAATTCTCATCCATTCTCAATAGAAGTATTTTACCATAGGTCTCTTCCTTTTCGAAAGGTTCTGGTAAGGTGTTTTCATTTATTATGAGGGCGTTTTCCGCTTTCATAATAACAACATCTATTTCCGGCCACTGACCTATAAACGTTTGACACCCCCCGAGTATTTTAAAGATTTCGTTTTTAGAGGGGTCTATATCAACATTTATCTGTCGTATAGAGTCCTTTATTTCATCTATAAGCACTGCTAAAGTCATCTTAGAGTATGTGAACAAAAAAAACTTAAGTAAAAAACTATTATGGAAATATATAGATGGAAAGTCCTTTACGTAAGTTTGTCGTTGAACGATTTTCTACACTTCTAGAACTTCCAGCTTCTGACCCAATCTGTGTAAATCTCGAAAAGAATATATTAAACTATGCGATCGATACAAACATGTGTGGTTTACCAAGTTGGGATAATACCGATTTTGTCAAGATGTATAAGACTAAGTTTTTATCAATTCAATATAATTTGTCAAAATGTCCTGAATTAAAAACAAATATTCATAAAAAAAAGGTCAAGACTATTGACGTTGTGAACATGAGACCCGAAAAGTTATGGCCCGATGGACCATGTGCTAAAGCGGTAGATGAAAAAATTCACAAAGAGATGCGGAAAGAATTTCTTACAAAAGAATTCAAGAATCAAGATGGTTTTTTTACATGTAATAAGTGTAAGTCTAAAAAGACAACGTACTATCAACTTCAGACTAGATCGGCCGATGAACCTATGACTACGTTTGTAAGTTGTCTCAATTGTGGTAAAAACTGGAAATGTTGAGTATATGTTTGGAATCTGTCAGGTCTGTTGGCATATCACCGACAGATAAAATGAAATTATAGGGTAATTGTTTTTTCATAACAGTTTTATGTTGTGCACTAGCGAAGCCTAAATAGTCATAGGGTATTTTATATGATTTTAGTTGGTCAATAGTCCATTTTATAATATGATTTAGTCCCGGTCTCGCTGTAATAATTACAACCTTGTATCCCTGTTTTTTTGTGTCATATAGAAGTTCGATAATTGGCACATTGGGTTCTCCATTTGTAAAAATAAGGGTGTCATCTATATCAAACATAACAGCATCCGTAGGTAGAACAACGCGCCCGGATATATATCTTCTACCCCAGTTCTTCAGGTTATCCATTAATATTATTAAAGATTTAAAATAATTACTTATCAGTTATGATTGTTGATGTTCAATGTAAAGATAATACTATACAAATTGCAAAGATAATTGGTGAACCAGCACCAGAATTATATAAAGTTAAATTTATTCAACAGTTGAAACCATGCTTGTATGACTTTTGTAAGGAAGTTGAGGTTATCCAAAAGGATATGGTTTCTGGTTTCTATGATGTTGAGCATTTAGAGGATACACATTTATATGCTAAAGTTCCAGATGGATATGAACTCATAGATGACAGCGAAGATGAAGATTTTGAGATTTCAGAGTCTGATGAAGAAGAAAGTGAAGACGATGTTTCTCTCGTAGATGAAGAAGACCTAAGTTAAGAGTATAGGTAGTAATGTATATAAAATGGAGTATAAAGAACCAAAAAAACGCGTGACTAAAAACGATAAGAAAAAGAAGGGTGAAGTATATTCACAAAAACATATCAGAAACCAACTTAAACAAATGGAAGCTACAAAGAATAAGAATGCCTCCTTACACACCCCCGAGCACCCACTACTCTCAAATGGACGTGTCTGAATATGACGAAGACCACGTGTTTGCGTTCGTAGGTAAGACTGGTAAAAAATTCTACTGGCTCACCCGAACACTTGGCCTCGATTATCTCTGGTATGATCGTGAAAGAAAGGTTATTGAAATTTGGGGGCCATACTATACACATATGAATCGTCAATCGGAACATATTATTCGTTGTGAATTAGATTATTTTATGAAACCTAAGTTAGAGAGGTCTCTACATAAAACTCAAGATGACTTTTTACAGGCGGCCGCCACGGCGAACGCATGTTAGGAGCATAGTACACAAAAATGAACCAATTGCACCTGGTAGTTTTCTTTACAATATTATAACCCCTATACCTACAGTATATTACAAATTTGAAAAACTTGCTATCTATAAGCAAGACGACTATTTGAAACTACTGGAAAAAAATAACAGAGAAATGGGTGTACCCTTCGTAAATCCCAATTTACCCATAATTGAAAAACCATCAAAAATACCAGCACCCCAGGAACCCGACATCGAGTTTTCGGATCAGATTAAGGTAAATCTCCGCGTTCTCAAAAATGGAATTGTGAGGGTGAAGATTAATTGTGCCGTCGCGTCGATGTATGAAAAATATAAAAAACCACCAATCAAAGTTATACTACAAGCCTATAAGGCACAAGGTTATAGTCAAAAGTTTCTGGATCGTATAAAAAAACGAAGCAAACAGAGAGAAGAATTTTCGAAGAAGGTGCCGGGTATCATTGATAAAATTTTCAACAAGGAGCCGGTAAAGAAGATTAAAAAGGTTAAAAAGGTCCCAGTTCCCGATGAGATACCTGAAGAAGAACCCGAAGAAGAACTTGAGGAAGATGTTATTCCACTTGAAGAGGGTGAGATGGATGTTGAAGTTGAGGTGGATGATGAAGAACAACAGGAAGAGTATGTTTCAGATGTTGAAGAATAAGTCCTAAGTGAACCTTTGTAATATAAAAAACTAACAATATGAATATATTTTTTCTATCACTCGACCCCGATGAGATTGCACATATGTCATGTGATCAACACGTAGTCAAGATCCAATTGGAAATATGCCAAATGCTCTATACGGCTTGGTATTTCTCCAATGAGGAAGACTTTGTCCACTCGCACGCACCCCTCACCAAGGACGGAACGCGTCGTGGATACCGCCCCGCGCACCGAAAACACCCCATGACTATGTGGGTTGGTTCAAGTATCGAAAACTATATGTATGTGTGTAAGATTGGGATGTCTTTGACTCTCGAGTACACGCGTAGATATGGTAAGGTTCATACTTGTGCTAGGCACTTACTATGGTTATGGGACAACCACCCACAACACTTCGAGGAGCGGCGAAGTGAGACTGCGTACTATTCACAAGAAGGTATCCCCGAATGTATGCCCGAAGAGTACAGGTGTCCGAGTGTTGTAGAAGCGTACCAGATGTATTACATGGTTGAAAAGTTTTCCTTCGCTCGATACAAGAACATAGCCTCGGGTCTCTCTATTGGATCTTCGTATCCCAAATCTTTTAAAAATACATGTTCCTCCATGGAATCGTTAAATTCGTGAAGTTCGATGAGAATTATGGGCATATGTTTTTTAATAGTTTCTTTAGCACCTTCTAGAACTTGTAATTCATGACCCTCCACGTCAATTTTAATAAAAGATGTGACACCGGAGTATACATCATCTAGTTTTTCACAAGTAACTTCTACCGAACCCCCTCTCCAATCCTCGGGTAATGTAAAACCCGTCCACCCATAATTGATGTATGTATTTGATTGACATCCTCTATTGGGAATGAAAATTTCACTCGCCTTTTTTTCATTTGAGAGAGCATATGGGAAAACTTCAACTTTGTTTTTCAATATATTATTCTTAATGTTGAGACCCACAATGTGGTGATATACCGGTTCGAATGAGTAAACCGGACCATAATCAGAGAACATAAGAGTATTGTATCCAATGTTTGCACCGATGTCAATAATATCTGTATCCTCTTTGTAGTGTTCAACTATATCGTTTCTCATCCATCCATCCCATTCAAAGCCGCGTGAAATAGTTTTCGTAATATATTCGTCATCTTTTATTACAAAAACATTATACACACCATTATTTACTTGATCGATATGTATGTTCATTATGTGATTTTAATTTTATTGCTTTAAGTTAATGAACACCTGTCCCCATCAAAAGGTCTTAATCCGGTGTCCTATTTGTAACGGTGGTCGGTTGTGTATACATGGATTGATTCGTAGTATGTGTTCTGTATGTATCAATTCACAAATATGTAAACATCAAAAACGTTTGGTAAGGTGTGCAATTTGTTCAAAACTTTAATCGACCTATATAGCAAGATGTTCAGCATCGGGAAAAGTTTTACATCTCCTC